TAAATTGCTTCAGCTTGTGCTTGCTCATCTGCCAATGTAAATTCACCTTTTTTTAACATTACTTTACTCCTAGATAAGTTTAGAGAGGGCGGCGGTCAACTGCTGCCCGATTTGCAAAACCGCCGGCCTCGGATCTGACTCCGGTGCCAACGTATCGCCCGATGAGACTGACACGGTCAGTCCTTCGGGCAGATTCTTAATTTTCTTTTCTGCTTGCGCTGGCGAGATCAGCTTGGGCTTCTTCCACGGTTCGCAGCCCAACTCGCGCAGCGTGGTGACGGCCACCTGCTCATCGGCCCACTGGCGAAGGCCTTTCTTGGCGACCATCTTCCAGCCGGGTATTTTATAGCCCTTCTCAATCTTGGCCTGCACCAGCGCGTTGATGCTGTCGATCCAGCCCTGCAACAAGACCGCGTTGGACGCATACGCGCCCAGCATCGCGTCGTCAATGGCGTCCAGCTTGACCTTCAGCGCACGATCCACCGCGCCGGTCATCTCGGGACAGGTCGGGCGGGCGGGACAGAACCGGCAATGCTCGCCGGGGTTGAGCTTTGCATCCGGCTGCGCGCTGAGGTTGACGGCCTTTTTCAGTTGCCGCGCAAACTGCCCGATGCGCTTGGGCGTTGTTGTCCAGCGCCGGATTACGGGGGGCTGAATTATGACGCACTCGATGGCAACCGCGCCATCAAACACCCACGCGACTTCCGGTGTACGCATGGCCGCCGCGGCGTAGTACATCAACTGCTCGTTGTCTTCTGCGGCTACGGCTATGCCGTCGCCGAATTTCCAGTCGATGACGTAGGCCGTGTTGCCGATGCGGCCCAACACATCGCAGGAACCGAATGCACCGGGCAGGTAATTACCAAACCCCACGCGAGTCTCGAGGGCAAGCTTCATCTCACCGTCGGGGTCGAGCGTATCCAGCAGGGCAAGCGCCGGGTTGATTTTGTCGTCGATCATGTCCTGATCGAGCGTCTGTCCCTCGTAGGTCATGCCGATAACATCATCCTCACCTAACAACATCTCGCTGATCGCGGTGTGGAGCAGCGTGCCTTTGTCGGCGTAGACGCTGGAGGGCGACGGTGGCGCCAGTTGCACCAGCGCAACTGAGCCGGGGCAGTTCATCACACGCTTGGCGGTGCTACCACCGACGACTGTTGAGTGTTTCATTCTGTGTACGCCTCGGCTGCGTGGTCGGCCACTAGGTCAGATCCCCTCAGATGTTTGATAAGCAGCTCCTCGACGATCTTGCGCTGGAGGTCACGACGATTTTCAAGAGCGTATTCGTTGCTGCTAATCGCAGCGACGTACATCTCCAGCGCGTAGCTGGGGTCGCGGTTCTCAAGAAGATAATCGTAAAGGTCAAACTGGGCGCGGCCTTTTTTGGGCCATTGGCCGTGTTCGAGGATGCACTCGACAACCTCGTCCAACGCCAGTTCCAGATCGCGCTCGCTGCTGGCATAGCCTTGCAATGGCCCGCAAATCGGGCAATCGCTTGCCCCACACATGCACCGTTCGTATCCCATTTGACTCTCCTGTAGTGAAAAAGAAGATTAGCATACTTTTTATTTCTGTGCTAAAGTTTTTTACATGGAACGTGACATCGAACGCTACCTTGTGCGCCGCACCGTCGAGCATGGCGGCATTGCATATAAGTGGGTGTCACCGGGGCGTGTCGGGGTGGCTGACCGCATCGTGCTGCTGCCAGGGGGCGTGGTGTGGTTTGTGGAACTGAAGACTGTAAAGGGCAGACTCTCGCCGTGGCAGAAGCTGTTTGCTGCCGAGATGCGCCGCATGGGAATGAATTACGTTGTGATTAGATCGAAAGGTGAGGTGGATGAACTACTACAACGAGTTTGACCCGTATGCCGCGCAGTGGCTACGCAATCTGATTGCAGCGGGGCATTTGCCCCAAGGTGAAGTCGATTCTAGGAGCATCAAGGATGTCAGAGCAAGTGATCTTAACGGATTTGTTCAGTGCCATTTCTTCGCCGGTCTTGGCGGCTGGAGTCGCGCCCTGCGCCTTGCCCGATGGCCCGAGGACAGACCTGTTTGGACGGGCAGTTGCCCCTGCCAACCCTTCAGCGCAGCCGGTGCCGGGGGGGGCGTTACAGACGAGCGTCACCTCTGGCCCACCTGGTTCAACCTCATCCGCGAGTGCAAACCTGACGTTATCTTTGGTGAGCAGGTTGAAGCAGCGATTAACCACGGGTGGCTCGACCTTGTTCAAGCTGACCTGGAGGGAGAAGGTTACGCCTGCGGGACGGTTGGTCTACCGGCTGGCGGCGTCGGCGCGCCGCACATCAGACAAAGATTGTGGTTCGTGGCCGACACCGTTGCTGGGGGACGCACATTTAAGTTCCTCGCCGCAAGCGGCCATGCGGGGGATAGCCGAGGGGAAACCCACGGTCAGCCGGATTGCGGCGTTGGCGAGTTGGCCTACGCCAAACACACCGAGCGGGGGGCCGAACGTCAAATCGACACCGACGCACACGGGCGGGATGGACTTGGAAGGGGCGGTGACGTTGACCAGTTGGCCGACTCCGAACGCGGGGCCGCAGAACGATACGGACAGTCGATGGGAGACGCGCAGGGAGGAGTGCAAGGCGAGGCAGACGAACGGCAACGGGTTCGGGATGACGCTGGGGATGGCGAGCTCGTTGGCGAGTTGGCCGACGGCCAGCGCGAGGGATTGGAAGGACTCGCCGGGGATGAGCGAAACAGGAACGAACCCGGACAAGTCAACGCGCAGCAGGCTCGATCAGTTACCCAGAGTAGCTGGTCTGACTGCGATTGGCTCCCCTGCCGCGACGGAAAAGCCCGGCCAGTTGAACCCGGCACATTCCCGTTGGCTCATGGGATACCCGGCAGAGTGGGACGCTTGCGCGCCTACGGCAATGCCATTGTCCCGCAAGTCGCGCAAACCTTTATAGAGGCGTATCTTGAATCTTAGACCCTACCAAAACCTAGCCGCTGACTTCCTGTACGAGCGGGACAGGGCCATGATTCTCGCTCCTGTCGGTGCCGGCAAGACCGCCATCACGCTCACCGCCATGCGCGACATGCTGGGCGCGGGCGAGGTGCAGCGGTTCCTCGTGGTGGCGCCCAAGCGGGTCGCCGTCAGCGTCTGGCCGGTGGAGGCCAAGCTGTGGGCACCGGGGCTGTCGTTGTCCGTGGTCATCGGCACGCCGACGCAGCGGGTGAAGGCGCTACAGGCCAACGTGCAGGTGGTGGTCGCCACCTACGACAACCTGCAATGGCTGGCCGAGCAGCCGCTACGCTTCGATGCCGTGGTGTTCGACGAGCTAACGCGCCTGAAGAACCCCTCCGGCAAGCGGTTCAAGGCGCTGCTGAAGGTGCTGGGCGATATGCGGATCCGCTGGGGGTTGACCGGCAGCTTCACCTCCAACGGTCTGGAGGACGTATTCGGTCAGTGCAAGGTCATCGACCAGACGCTGTTGGGCCGCAGCAAGGGCGCGTTCCTACAGCAATACTTCTACTGCATCAACCGTGACTTCGGGGAGTGGACGCCAGCCAAGGGGGCGTTGGAGCAGGTGATGGAGCGCATCAAGCCGGCCACGTTCGTTCTGGACGCTGGCGAGTACAAGGACAAGCTGCCGCCGCTGCACACGGTGGTAATGAATTGCGCAATGGACATGGCCGACTACAAGGCCATGAAAAAGGATTTCATGCTGCTGTTCCCCGACACCCAGGCGGTTGCGGCTAACGCCGGCGTGGTGACCAGCAAGCTGCAACAGATGGCCTCGGGTTTCGTCTACGCCGAGGGCAAGGAAACGAAGTGGATGTCAGACCACAAGTTCCAAGTGCTGGACGACCTGCTCTCGGAGAACCAGCACGCGAACACGATCATCGCCTACCAGTACCAGGCAGAACTGGCCGCGTTGCAGCGCCGCTACCCACGGGCGTCTACCTTGGACGAGCCGGAGGCCATCGACCGCTGGAACGCGGGAGAGATCGAGCTGTTGCTGGTGCATCCCAAGTCTGCCGGCCACGGCCTGAACCTGCAACACGGTGGCTGTCACATCGTGTTCTTGGCGTTGCCTTGGTCGTTGGAACTGTTCGAGCAGACCATTGGGCGCCTGCACCGCAGCGGCCAGACGCATGACGTGTGGTGCTACGTCTTGCTCACCGAGGACACGGTGGACGAGAAGATCTACGCCGCGCTGCACGACAAGAAGTCCCTATCACAACTCGCAATGGAGGCACTGAAGTGAAACGAATCGACGCACTGAAGGCCAAGCTGAAGATGGCGAAAGCTGAACTGACCATCCGATCCCGGCAATTCAACACCGCCGAGCGGGGGTTGTTGCGGGTGCGGTACAACATTAACGAACTGGAGAAAAGAATTGAAAAAAATAACCTGGCGTGATCTTAATCGAGTCCTCACTTCGAAAATCGAGGACGACGTGTTGCAGATGCTGAACGAAGAAAAAGCAGGCGCTCGGCGCCTTAAGGTGCTGACGCGGTTGCACCAGCGGTACAACATCTTGCGCATGTCGCGGGAACGGGTGGAGTTGCTGCGTGGATCCAACTAACCCGGAACATTACAAGAGCCACCCATCGGGGATCGAGTGCATTCAGATCACCGAGCACATGAATTTCAACCTCGGCAACGCCATCAAATATATCTGGCGCGCCGGGCTGAAGGGAGAAACGGTTGCCGATTTGGAGAAAGCCCGATGGTATCTGGAACGCGAAATAGAGAGGATCAAATGTCGGTAAAACATCAAGAAGCGCATGACAGGATGCGCGCGTCGTTGCCGGTGACAACGCATCTCAGAAAAGCAGCGCCGCCGAGCCGAACCACAGAGCAGCGGAAGGCTTCTACCTTGAAGATGCTGGCAACAAAAAACCTCACGCCGCACACGAATGTTTGGTTGGAAAAACCCGCGCCAACTCGCGCCTACAGAAGGAGATGACCAGTGAGCAAACCGGTGGCAGCAAGCGACGGTGGTCGCATTACAACAGACCGCAATGGGGTAAAAATCCTCACCTACCGCGCCATACCGTACCCGATATCCGAGGTATGGAGGCAGGAACTTATAGCGGTGGGGAAAACCCTAGAAACTAAAACTCAGCGACTTGCTGCGGTCATCCGAATCGAGGCTAAGATTCGCGCCTTGTTTGGTGTTGAAGTGTCGCGTGAATATCGGGAGCCAAAATGCCCGACGATGTAATGCCGCCGATACGCGCCGCCGTAGAGTTGTTGGACAAGCGTATCGCCCATCTGCAAGAAGTAACCGAGCGGCTGTTTATCCGCCTGTTGCCGGTCACGACCAACACCAACGACAACTACTTGGTCGAACCCGACGCTGCGCGGGAGGGCAATTCGATTTTGAATTGCGATCTGAACTCGCTGGCGGATCGAGTTGGTGCTATTGCCACGGCATTGCAGTCGCAGGTAGACAGGCTGGAGGTGTGAGATGGCTTATTCAAAAGAAACAATAGCCGAGCGCGACAAATGAGATTACTCGGCTGGTTGGAGACAGGCAGCGCCACCCCCACGATGGTGGCTATCAGACCTTACTCAGAAGCATTGCGTCCAGACCCGGAGAAGACCACGGCAAGACAGGTCGTGGTCGATGCTCTTATAGAGCAGATGGGGGTGCGGTGGGCGGGGCACACGCAGTACGTCCACAAGGGCGAGAAGAAATGACCGAAACCGTGAAGCAGATCGTCGAGCGCCAAGCAGACGATGCGGAGCTATGGTTTGAAGCGCAGCACATCACTGAGTCGATCCTGCAAGCCGCGCTGCGGGAACTCCACGCGGCGGTCGAGCGCGATGATTGCCTCGCCGAGGCCCGATCTGGCGCGGCTGACAGGTTGCCGCCCGACGCTATCGAAACTTCGAGGAACACTACGGAGAAGAACCTGTGACTTTAATCGGCGAAACGCCGTTCACGACTTGCTTCGTTAGAAATGAATTTTTGTTCGACGAGCAACATGGCCACGGCGAATTCACTCCAGCAATAGCGTTTGCGTTCCGCGCAGAGCCAGCGCGCGTACCCATGTTCCAGGTAATGCTCGACAGCGGCGCTCAATGGGCGCGAGTGCCGATTCACATGATATGCAGCAAACCTTGTGAACCGCTGCCTGTAGAGCAGTCGTGCTGGTGGGACAGCTACGGATATGAGTTTACGGTGGTCGCGCTGCCGTTCCTCAAAAACCATGCTGTGACCGCGCTGGGCCGGGACGGGCATATCCGCAAGGGTAACTACCTGTTCACGGTGGATTGGATGCAGACCGGCTGGAGCGAAATTCCAAACCAGCACAAAAACCACCACATTATTTCATTGCAAAATGGGCAGTGGATTGCGTACCCTAACAACCGTTTAGTTTGGCACGACCCTAGCTGGATCAATCCAAAACCCAACCCAAACTGGGAAACGCCTTCCAGAAATTACTCGGTGGAGGGGTAAAAAAAAGCCCCCGTCTTAGGGGGGGCTGAATCACCACGGCATCACGAAAAAAGTCGAGTGCCCGCGCGGTCTATTATCAACGACATCCGGCGGGCTGGCAAGCTGGTGATGCTCAGGTGCGTCCAGGTGTCGAACTCTCGAATGCACTGATCGTAATCAATATCAGAAGCCACGATAGCCCGTACAACATCGTTAGGGGTCATTGCCGGCACTCTGAAGTCAGCCGCGCACCCAATCCTGTGCTGGCTCGTCTCCTTGCTGCCACAGGCCGAATTGACCGCTTTGGAGCGGTAGGCCGAGGTGACAATTATCGGCTTGCCGCCCAGGACCGTTTTGACCCGCTCAAGAAACTTTGCAAGCCGGAGCAAGTTTGCCCGCGCCACCGGATCTGGCGTGTTGTCCAGCGTCCGGTGGTCGGTGACGGTGAGTTCGGCGAGGCTGAAGTGTTCAGTTAACCACACGTTCTTCAACCGGCGCTTTCCACGCCGTGGACTTTTCGGTCAGCACCCGCAGGACGATCCCCACCGCACCAATGCAGGTCAGCAGAGGCCCAAGCTGCGGGGCCAGCGCGAGGATCACGCCAGAGTGGTCACTGATCCAGCCGACAACGCCAAGCGCAGTAACGCCCCCAGAGAACCACATGGATTTTGATTGCAGCATAGCTTTGATTGAATACATCAGAAATTACCTCCTACGGGATTCAATACCCCGACTGGGGCATCGGTGATAATTTTTGCACCGGACTTGATATGCCCGTTGGTCGCCGGGGACTCATTGATCGGGCCGTAACAGGACGCAAGCTGCACCCCGTTGGTTTTCTTCGCTTGCTTGTCGCACAGGAACGACCACTGGTTCGACATCCCCGAATCTTTGCCGAGGATGAATGATCGACTCACCAACGGCGCGACTGCCCACGACGGCGCTTGTGGCGCTTCGCTCACAGTACTGAACAAGCTCCAGACCTTACCGGCTGGCGCATCGCAGGAGTTGTTCATCAGCGCACCGTTAGCCACGCTGCGGCCTGTCAGGACGGGACAGACCGCCATCCCCTCTTGGAACTTCTTGCCCTTGACCGCAATCATCTTTCCGGTAGGGGTCGAGCCACTCGCCGCGCACAGGGCATATTCACCATTGCAAATCATTAAGTCGGCAGCAAATACGTTGGCTGGCAGCAAGAGAAGGAGCAGGAGCTTTTTCATGTTTAGACCTTCAGGACAAGGTGGATGAGCAAGGCAAGGATGAACCCGGCAACGGTAATGCCGATCTGCTCGATGCGCTTCAACCGGGCGTTGATAGATTCGTAACGGATCTCGCACACCGCTTCATGCGAGGTCAGGCGAACGTCGAGCTCGGAAACGGTCGCCATTAGGGTGCCGCCAGTCGGTTTTGCGCGGCTACAGGTTTAGGCGCCAACTTATTGTCGTTGGTGGGGATGTCAGACACAAGTGAAAAACCGGCGCGGGCGCCGCGAGATCCCACCGAACTAGAGTACCCAGCTATTGCCTGTAACAACATACGCCTCCAATGGCCCAACTCTTCCCGCGGCGGTACACGTTGGGCTTCAATGACAGCTAATTGTTTTGCAAAATTTTGCGCTGCGCCCTCGCTGAGCATTCCTGTCTGTACCAGCGCGGGGCTGATAACTTCGTTAAACCGTTGGGTAGCGCCTTTTATATTCCCGCTAGACAACCGGTCGGCCAAGGTTTCTCGCAGCGCGTCGTACACATCGCGTTTGCCCGTGGGGGAGCGTTGGATAATTGGGGCAACAAGCTTCCACTGGGTGGCATCGCCTGTTTCAATCAAAGCGCGTGCGTTAAACTGCGGGGACGCGCTTGCCCGGTTCCATATCTTATCTGCGGCGGCGGCGTTCTCTTTTGTAATGACGCCCGCTTCAGCTTCGGCCTTGGTTGTTAGTGCGTTTGCCTCAGTTGCTGCTTTATTAACCAGCGCGTTGCTTTCCGCTTCGCCAGCGGCAGCTAACGCATCGGCTTCCTTGGCTAGAAAATTTTGCCTCACGCCGCCGCCAGTTTCAATGGCAGTGGCCTTAGACTTCGCCGTTGAACGAATGCCCGCCTGGCGTGTAGTTAAGTCCTTTATGCCCACGTCTATTGACGCATTTGATCTCTCGGCGGATTCCAATGCGTTCGCATACTTAACTACGGCGGCTTTTGACCCCGGCACCGCGTTAAGCATTTCTCGGTTAGTGGTCATCCAGCTACGCACTTTGGCCGAGGTATCTTTGCCAACCAACTGAGCGGTGATATGGTCTAGACCCGCCTGCGTTGCCAACGCTTTGTCGCCTACAAGTTCCACCAGATTTTGAAAAGCTGTTGGGGTCTTGAAGAAGTACGCCGGCATTTTGGAAGGGTCAGTGGCAAACTGGGTTAGCGCGCTGCGATCCATACCCGTTAGTTGCTGACCTGCCTTTGACCCAAACACCGCCAATTCTGGCCGCGAATCGGCATAGTCGGTAAGCATTTGACCCGCTTTAGGCCCGGCAAACTTTACTTGTATATCCCGCAATTTACCGTATATATCTCTGCGCGCCCTTTCATCAATAGCCGCATAACCTTCTGCCGGCGCACCACGGAAGGACTCACCCATTAACCGCCGAGCGTCGTCTATAGCTAAATATCTCGGCGACATAGCCGGCGCGTCTTTTTCAACTTTTACTGTAATTTCGTCAAGTATTTGCTTAAACCCCGCCGCTGTTTTGGGGGAGCGCACACTTAACTTAATTTGGCCTTTAAGGTAGTTAACCAAATCTTTATACGCGGGTAACGACGCAACGCGCAGCCCGCTAGTTTCAAGTTTGGCTACATCGGTATTTACTAATTTTTCAGTATCAGTAAACCGGTCTGACGCGGCGGTGCGAAAATCACCTTCACGTTTAACAGCCACATCCCGCAATTGAGCGCCAATCTCGGTGCTGCCGCCTGGACGCTCGTTACCAATCGCCAGCCGCGTCTGCTTGGCTGCGTTGGCGGTTTGGTCTTTTAAGCGGGCTAAATAATCCGTTTCTTGTCCGTAGGGCGCCGCGCCTTTTTCCGCTGCCGCCAGTTCTGCCCGCGCAGCGGTTTCGGCTTCATTTAACGCCGCGTTGGCTTCGGTATGCAACGTGCCAGCGCGAGCGTTTGTGGCCGCTAGACGTTGGTTAGCTATCTGCGTTTCGCGCTGGATATCCCACGCGGCCTGATCTCTTGCCGAGGTCACAACATCCGCTGCCCGACGCTCTCCCGTTTGAAGGACATCGTCGGCGCCGGCTTGCATCTGCCCGCCTATGACCCCCAACGCCTCGCCGGGTTTTCGGCTACCTTGAAGGTCAGCAACTAATTTAGCAACGTAAGCCTGTTCGTACTCGGACAAAGGTTGCCCGGTTGCTTGGCTAATTCCTCGGGATATTCTTCCCGCTATTGTTCGCATTGCGGCTGCGTCTAATCGACCCGGCATAGCGTAGTGCGAAAATATGTTTGCGGTTAAAGTACCCGCAAAACGCGCAAATTCCGGCGTTATTCCACCGCCTACAAATCGCGCCCCTTCTGCTACCAAACCCCCAGGCGCCGCACCTAGCCCTTCCGCGATCTTACCCGTCGTTTCAGCCCCGGCGCCGCTTACTGCGCCAGAGGTTATACGTGCTGCGGGGCCGGCAGCTCTCGCTGTGCGGCCCAAGAACTCAACGGCGGGGGCTAACGCAGCAGTGCCGGGAAACGCCTTAAGGCCCATGCCCACGCCTTGGATTATCTCAGGCGCCACTAAACCCATTCCAGCACCGAGCGCGGTCGCGCCGCCAATGTCGGTTATAAGCTCAGAACCCGTAGGCCCGCGCAACGGGCGCTCGCGTTGCCTTGGTTGGACGATGGCCGCTCCACCGGGAAGCGTTTCAAACCCTTGCTTGGGGTACGACGACAAGATCGTTGCTACTTCGGCATCGGTAGCGTCGTCGGGGACTTCTATCGTCCGGCCTTCAAATGATATGGGTTTGCCCATTATCGTCGCCTAATAACGCCGTCAGCATCTCTAACATAAACGTCTGGCCCCGCCGATTTAGCCGGCACTTTTATAATCGGGTCGTAAGGAAATTTTACGCCACGAGATATTGCGCTTTGAACTTCGGCGTTGTGAGTATCAATATTGTTACGGACAGTATCCGCATAAGCGTCTAGTACGTTTGCCAACGCATTTGGATCGGTGTTTAGGTTGCCTAATGCTTGCTCCAACGCCGCTTGCTGACGTTCGGACGGTTGCGAATCCAGTTTTTTAAGGTTAGCCAATATGCCTTGGAATAGTCTAGATCTAAGTTCTTCTGCGGTTTTGACGCCTTCCGTATTGATGCTCATACCAAGTCTATTGTTCAGAAAAGAAGCTGCGGCTTTCATTCCCTCGCCGCCAGTCCCCATAAAAACGCTGGCAGCAGGAATTAACTTTTTCGCTGCTTCTATGTTCGCAAACATGGCGGGGCTTTGTTTTAACGTGTCGTAAGTAGCTCGCGTACTTTTCATGAAATCTCTTTGCGCTTCTACACTTGCCGGCACAACCGTGTTGACGTTGAGATTAGTGCCCGGCGCCCGCCCCGCTGCCGCCCGTGCCGTAACAAAGTCTTGGAACGAACCGCGATAGTCACCACCGCCCGGTGTTTTGGCGAACGTATACTCCGCAACCATGCTTGGGGGCGCGGTTGGTTTTTCAGGCGCATTACCGACAATCGCGCCTGTGCCCGACATGAGCGAGGTTCCAACCGGATACAGTTTACTTAATTCAGCGGCTTGTTTTTGCAGCGCCTCCGCTGTTTTATAGCCTTGTTCCGTTCCCAAAGCCAAGTTTGCACTAATCCGCGCATTTAGCGCATCTATTGGTGGCCTTACTTGCGGCGGCGCGCCTAGGTTATTAACCTCTGTTGGCGCACCAGCAAGCATGTTAGTGCGCGGCGCAAACGGGTTTGCCTCTCTACGTTCCATTACGTCTGCGCTAAACGACCCCGGCTCGGGTGCAACTGCGGACGGCATAGGCCCGGCACCAGCGGCGGGGGTCAATGCGTTGACACCGGGGGGGTTTGCTTTCTCATACGCGGCAACAGTCTGCACTTTTTGCATCAGCCCCGCGCCTATCTTTTGCATCTCAATATCTGGATGTGCCAGATAGGCTTTTGCTATTTCAACCAGGTCTGACGGCCCGCCCAGAGCTGACACTTTGCGGCTAAATTCAGCCAAGCCCGTTGCGTCGCGCTGCATCTTCTGGAGTTGCATCTGCGAGACTTCGCCCTGCCGCACCGACTGCTGCATTTGCAGATCCCGCGCGCGCGCCTCCTGCGCTTGATCCATGCCGGTGACAAACGCGTTGCCAATGCTCTGCGAGCCAGGTGGGGTCAGCAATCCAAAATTAAGTTCAGCCATAATTTATCCTAGAAACCAAGGTCGTCATACGACGTGGGAACTACGCCGGCGCCGCCGTACCCGTATACATTGCCCGCGCCGTACTGTTGGTTTGCCCTTGCCGCATTTGCATAGGGGTCTGACCCGCGTCCGTACCCGCCATACATCCGGCCCAGCACGTTAGCCGCACCGCCATAGGCTGAGTTGCGTATCCCCGACGCTGCCATTCCGGCGTTGCCTTGGTTGGCGGCGCTAGTCATGTAGGCGTTGCCGACGCTACTTGCCATGTTCGCGCCTTGCGATGCAAGTTGCCCTGCTGTGGTTTGGCCTGTGCCCGCCACACCAGCTAAACGGTTGTAGAGTTGTTCGCGCTCGCCTTTGTTAGCGTTGAATCCGGTCACATAGCGGTTGAAGGCGTTGCTGTATTCTTGGCTACCCAAGTCTTGCCCGTAACGCTGCACGCCTTTCAACGTCGCCCCAGACAAGAGTCCCCCTCGGGCGGCAGCGCTTCGGTCAATCGCCTTTACACCTTCAGACATACGAAAGACCGTGCCGGGGTCAGCGTTTGGGTCGTATTGGAAATTAAATGGTGTAGCCGCGCCAAACTCACCCCCCGCCGCTACGCCCGCGCCTAACCGATTAACCGCGCCGGTGCCAGCAGCAAGGAACGGCGCTTGGTCGGCGCGGCTAAGGTCGTACTGTCGGCGCTGTTCGGCAATGGACGCGGCAGAGGCTTGCCCCGAGGCTTGAGCGGCAGACTCGGCAGAGTCCGATGCAGAATCCGCGCCAAGCAGCGCACTTCCTATGATTGCTGCGGGTAGCATCCATGCAGACATTTATTCGCTCCTAACTAAAGTTTGCGCCACCGACCTGGCTTCTAGCATGTCATCGGGAAGGGTTACTTCTGCATCCACCGCATCAACATCTCGGCAGTCCGTAGCATGAATGCAATACCATACTACTTCGGTAAGTGTTTTTATGCCGTGATGCACGTTTGCGTTAATGGTCAAACAAGCTGGCGCGTGAATAACTTTGCGTTTGCCGTCAACAACCAATTCAATAGACCCACTCGCCAATACGGATAAATGGTCAAACTTGTGCCGATGATGTAGCAGCACATAATCGGCGGGCATTCTCATCTCTTTGGCGTACACACCGCCGCCAAAGTGATGCCGGATCTCAGGATCTATAAAACTCACGACACTTCCCGCCCACTTGCACGAATGTTGATGGCCGTGGCCGTTCCAGCAATGGTAGAGATAAACGCGCCCGATCCTAGAATCTGGCCGACAAGTTCAGGAAAAGTGTAAGTCTCGCCAGCTTGCAGCGTCTTGGCCTTGACAATCAAGTTGCTGTTTGTTGCAGAGCCAGCGGCGGTAATCACGTTGACGCTCAAGGTCGCCGCCGTAGCGGTAAAGTTCGTGCCGGTGAACTTGTCGATGATCGCGGTTACGCCGTTCGCAGTGTATTGCGTTGTTTGCGATGACTCGGCGGTCTTAGCCGGGATCAGTACGGTTGCGGTAACAGTCATATAGTCCCTCTACAAAACCAGCAAGTTGACGAAAATAGTCCCATCTTCAATTGCTTCGATTTCATGCGAGTCGGGAGCAGTCAACAGGACAGGTTTTGATTCTTTGGTCACAACGATTTCTTTTTCGCCCTTTCGGACAGCGCAGGCGCCCATGATGCAGCTTGTAATGTGACTTTGTTCATGCGAATGCCAAGGCAAACCCTCCCCCTTGTTAGCATAATAAACCCCGCAGGTCGCGCTACCAAGCGAAAAACTATGGGTAGGGTTTACGGTTATCACAGGGTTTGTACCCCATTAGATTGCAATGGCGCGGGGGCCAGGTCTACCCAATCAGGCACAACATTCCCCGCCGCTTCCCACGCGGCAACTCGCTCAAGAATCCAAACATTGAGCGGTGCATCGTCACTTGCACGGGCGCAGTACAAGCAGTCCTCGCCATCAATATCAATGAGGCAGCGGTACGCGCCGTCTTCATACTGGCCTTCAATTCTCAGATTAGAAGCAGACATCATGCCGTCCTTTGAAATAGAGCGTAGCCCACGATCACACTTGTGCAGCCAATAAGCCCAAAGTTTTGGGCGAAACTTCCGCGAGCCCGCCATGTACCCGTCAGAGCAGTCCCTGACGCAATCGCAAACCCGGTATTTCCTGTTGCGTTTCTAACATCTTGGGACGAGTTGTTTGCGTAAGTAGCACCCGTGTTGACTATTACATAACTGCTTATTGGGAAATCTACGTTGGTAGAAGTGGAACCTGTGTAGAAGTCCTGCGAAATGGTGACCGCACCAGTAGCCGCTGACACCGTTATCCCGCTGCCGGCGACCGCAGAAGTAACCCCTGCCGCAGCGGGGGCGGTGCTTGCCCAGCTTGTGCCGTCAGAGGCCAGCAGGTTCCCTGAAGTTCCCGGTGCTACGGAAGTAACGGCGCTAGTGCCGTTACCGATAAGAATACTGTTTGCAGTATGCGTTGCTGCACCTGTACCCCCTCGAGCAACTGAGAGGGGCGTAGTCAGACCTGTCAGAGAGGTAATGTCGGAGTTAGCACCAGAAGCTGCTGCGCTCAGTGCAGTTCTGGCGGCGGCATCGGTGGTAGCGTTAGTGCCACCAGACGCAATGGGCAACGGTGAAGTAAGCCCGCTGATGGTGCCGCCGCTAATTGTTACGCCGCTAATCGTGCCACCGGTAATCGCCACCGCGCTGGCCGATTGCGTTGCCATACCAGACACCGAAGAAACATTATCTACCGACCAGATCAACACATCTGTGGAGTCGTTGAGAATGAACTTGTAGCTTACGCTTTGGGTAAGGAATAAATTGCACTCCCCCCGCGAGTCTAGAATAATCGGGTTGGTGTTAGCCGTAGCACCTGCTTCGGTCGTGTACGTCGCTTGCGGCGCGCTAGTGCCCCCCACATAGGTGTACAGCTTGCCGCCCACCAAAGGGGTGCCTGCGGCGGTAAAGAATTGCGCTTTAGGCGCGGCGTTTAGACTTTTCATTGGTAGACTTCCGTAACTTCCAGCGTTGACGAGGCATACGAAGTAACTTCCCCCGCTGAATCGCGTTTCCATTCTATTGAAATGGCTTGCGACGAAGGCGTATTAATTGCTGCCGTATAAACTGTAAATGCCATAGTTACCCCGTCCCCTGCGGCAAACGAAAAAAACGGCGTAGATAAAACCGTTACACCTTGCAGCATATTGAACGTAACTGTACCCGCAGTAGTAGCTTTAGTCATTACGATGTTTATTGTAATTTTTAACCTGCTCCCACACCGAACAGTATTAACCGTTGACGACACCAAGGCTGAGAACGCCGTGCCGGTAGTGCTGGCGGGAGTTATGTCTGTTATTGACAGAATTACCGCCGTGCCCGCCGGCGGCGGGGTCTCTGGTTGCGCCACTGGACCCACCGCCAAGCTCTGCAAGTCCACCGCCAGCTGAGCCACCTGGCTGTCCAGATTAGACGCGCCCACAAGGTTAGCATCCGCAGGCGGGGCAATCGTTGCCGGGCCAAGTTGCACTTCGTCAAGCGTAATAGGGTTGGTTCCGCTGCCGGTCAAAATGAACAGGTTAAGGAAAAACCGATACCATTCCCGCGCCATAAGGCCGGTGCGTTCATCAATGAACGGCACCCGAGGCGCGGGGATGTTGGTGATGTTAAGCATTGGTCGGCGTGACAAACAGTTCAGCGCCCATGATGGCGATCTTGACCGGATCTGTTCCTGACACCTCATAGACCCTGTCGCGGATCTTCTCGGTCATGCCGAGCCGCCGCCAGATGGTTCTCGTGCCATAAGCCCCGAGTTTACCCATCGAGTTCCAGTGTTCGTTTGACCAAGTGCGCCCAGCGTCATCCGACCAGCGCAGCATGACTTGCGGATCGTAACCCGGCGCAGCGGTGTAGGTTTCTGTTTCCAGCGCATAGCCGTTGTAGTCTTCGGCGGGTTGCACTTGCGTTACTAGCGGATCGTTACCGTCACCGGCTTCAGTGACTAACTGGTCGCTGGCTTGCGTGGTCAGATAGCCTTGCACAAACTCGGCCACAATGATGTTACCGGATTCGGTGGCTAGGTCTTCACTATCGTAAGCAGGATAGTCGTTAAGTCCGATACCCGTCTCGGCGTCGAGCTGTAGGCTGTGGTGCGCGGTGCGTTTCAGGTTGTTTTGACCTGTCGGCAACGCCCTCCAAGACCGCAGCCACTTCTGAATCTGGTCGTCATCGGCATAGACATCAAGATCAAAGGCATACACGCGCCCGTCCTCGTAGTCCCCGACCACAACCTCGTTGTTGTACGACATCTGGCAGTTGCTACGGTGCCGGACAAATTGTCCGTTTTCGAACCCAGCACGTTCGTGCCACAACTGGGTTGATACGTCATAAACCCATGTGGCTTCGGCGGATGGGAAGATCAGCACATAAAACGGGTGCCCGTCTTGCTGGTAAGTGTAGCCAATAGCATCAGTGATGTTGCCGTAGCTTTGAATGGCATACTCGACCGCGTGGCTTGAGATCCGAGCAGGCGTGTAGCCGTTGGCTCGGTAGACAACCCCCCGACCTCTAGCATCCGACCCCAGCCAGAACACGCTGTTGTCGAGCTTTGCCACAGAGTACGCGGCCTCGCAACCAACTTCCATAAACGCGCCTTGAATCCGCGCTAGGGGGAAGTCTGGCGTGCCAGCGTCATACCAGACTTCAACGCTGTTATTGCCAAACAAAAATATCTCGCGGTGGTCTACGATCAGCGCAACCACGTTGTCTGGATAGCCTTCCGCGCTGGCAAAGTCCAGCGGATCTACGGAAGTGCCGTCCAACAAACTGGTAACCCAAAACTTCTGCGAGTCTGGCTCATTGAATACAAAGTACCCGTCAAGGTAACCGACCGAACCCGCGCCGGGGAAGTCAACGTCCGTAATCTGGGCAAACACCGCCGTGGATACGTTGTAGATGTAACTTAACGGGTTACAGGCGATGAAGATCTGGGTGCCATTGTCAGCCATGCTAACCGGCCCTGTGCCGGTTACAGAACCGATCAGGGTAGCTGTGTAGCTTGTACTCAGGCTGTAGAACTCACTTCCAGACACCACATACGCCACGCCATTGGTCACCCACAGGCCGCGAATAGGGCCGCTGCCAACAGTTGCAAGCAGACGCAGGCCAGGACACCGCAGCAAAAAGCCAGCCTCTTTACCGCCGCTGCCTTCTGGCACCGCTTCAGCAAAAAGGTTGACCATGCGGTTGTCTGCCGCATTGATGGACCGAGCGACATAGCTGCCGCCAAGGATAGGCGTTTTCAATTACGCCGTGACCGCTTTGATGACTGCAAACGCAATCACAATCGCCTCGCTCAACGAACCTGCGGAGATATTCCGCACGTTAATGCTGGCTGAACCCGCAGCCGATTGAGCATTGAGCAGGTACGAACCGGCAGTGCCTGCGCTGATGTGGTTCATTATCAGAATGTCGCCAGCCTCAATTACTGTGTTGGTCAGGGTAAAGCTGACGGTGGTACTCGCGGCAAGCGCGGCGGCGTTCAAAGTAATCTGCCCAGTTGATTTACTTAGCGTTACACCAGTTGCCTTGCTGGTGGCTTGGGTAACCGTTCCACCCGCACCAGTAGCGTAGCCGTGTTTGCCGGTGCTGCTGATGACTTGGTTGCCCGTCGTGCTAAGGCTTGTGCCGGTTGCCGCACCAATTACCGGTGTGGTCAGCACCATCGAGGTGCTGGTGCAATTTGACAAATTGCCGCTGGTTGGTGTGCCTAGCACCGGTGTGGTCAGCACCATCGAGGTGCTGGTGC